TTCTTCCTGGTGTGTGTAAAAAATAGGAATAATTTTAGGATCCGGGTCATCCCTTTTGCTGTATACAATTTGAGTATACAGCTCGTCTATATGTTCATTACCAAAATTTAATTTGCCGTATTTCGTTTGCACATCATCAAACAACAATACTATATTTTTATCTATCATAAACTAATTCAACATCCTTGCCAGGACCTGCTTTACTAGGTAAATCACCATATTGTTCTATGTACCATTCGATTACGGCAAGATACCATTTTTGACTATTGTGATGAGCTTTTTTATTAAATTGCCAAATGTTGTTGTTGGTTGCTTGCATAGTACTCAACGCTCTAGCACTTTCTTTTTGCATTTCTCTCAAAGTTAAATTACTTAAATCCAATTTTCATAAACCTTTTGTACTTTGGCAATTCTAATTCGCCTTCATATAATACTGTTGTCATTGGAGATTTATCGCTAAACTCTTTTAAATCTTTACTGCAATTTACGTGTTCTTCAATTTCAAAATAATTGTTGCCTTGTATAACAACTAATTTACCATCGGGTATTTTATTATACCATTCTGTAAAATTATGTATGTGCTCCGAACTGGTATTAATAATAGTGTCCGGTGAATCCCATAATAGTTCTTCTTCGCCATTAGATTTATATACACGATAAACGTGTTCTTCATTGAAATTTATATCATGTATATCTTGTACACTTGCTTTAAATTTCCAATCATCTACTACCCATTTTTTATTGAATATTTCTGCAATAGTTGGACAAGTTTTATCAACATCAAAACTTCTAATTTTAATAACATCTAAATTGTTTTCAAACATCATTGTAGCAAGTGTTCCGTACCACCCTGCACACAAAAACACTGTTCCTAAACTCATACTTGTTTTTTTAAGTTCTTCTATTAACCAAAGTTTACTTTCTAATTGCCCTCTACTAAAACAATCTTCGTCAAATTCGATTTCGTTTTCTAACAGTGTTTTAAATGCATATACAAAATGGCTTTGAGTATACTTGTCTAATATTCTCCATAAGTCGTAATAATTGTCGTTTAAAACTAAACCTTTGAGATCTTTGTTATCAACTAATCTAAAAATACTGTGGATGTTTTTATCAAGCACAGCTTTTCTTAAATCGTCAGTACCTGGTAAAAGTCTAAAAAGACTATGCAAGTTTTCTTCAAGTATTGCTTTTCGTAAATCGTCAATTTCTCCAATAATTCTTTTATTGTCAATAATACGGAAAATACTGTGCCAATTTTCTTCCATAATTGCTTTACGTAGATCTTCGCTACTATTTGACAATTTAAATATGCTTGTCAAATCTTGATCTATATATGCTCTGCGTAAATCAGCTAATTGATCATCATTTTTATATAATAACTCAAACCTATCTAGCAGTTTATAGATTTCCATTGTAAACTTCCTTTAACCAATCAAAATCATTTATTTTTTTCAAAGCCTCGATATTTCCTTTATTAGCAGTGCCGTACATAGTGCCTTCTTTAGCACCTCTGATCGCAAACTCTCCAAACGGTTTATCACGTCCAATAGATGACCATATTTTCAATCTTCTATCAGTTTCGACATCTTTTTGTCTGTCAATTACTTTACTGCTTAACTTACAACATTCTCTAAAAGCACTTTTCCAGGTTTCAAATTCACCAACATTAAAGGCTGTAACATTACTAACTTTTTGTACTGCCCTAAACTTAGAGCTAATACTTGTAGTCATATCTGGTTTGTTTGTATCCATATTAATGGTTAATTCTCTAGGAAATAGCTTTACACCACCATAGCCATATACAAGTCCATTTACTGGATTTCTGCTGCGCCAAACGTGTACGTGATCCCATTGCCATACAGGTACCTGATATTCAAAATTAAAATCATCTTCGATTTGTGCATCGCCATCGATAATCCAAAACATAGGAGTAGAACATTGTTTAGCAGCTTCTATATGAGCTTGATGAATTCCTTTTACCCCGTGTACTCTTTTACAATGTGGATACCTTTGTAAAATAAGTTCGTAGTTTTCATCAGCGTTAGTTTCTTCGTAACTTATGAAAACCATATCGTACGGTTTAGGAGTACTTACTAATTTGTTGTGTTCTTTTTTATGTTGAATAAACATAAACTGCCATTCTCTAGCACTAATTTTACTGTGCTTACTACACAAAACTACACCATCGTGGAATTCTCCATTTAAAAATACGTGATTAATTTTTCTATCATATTCATTTTCGTGATTGTAATAATCGTCAAATGCAAAGTCATCTAAAAGATCTACGTGTCCAGGAACAACATAAAACATTTCTGTATCAGCTCTGTCATACGCATCTAAATATGCTTGATACGAATCTACAAAATATATTTGATATTTAGCTTCTGTAGATCCTACAATATCCCATTCTTTTCTATCAACAGGGTGTCTGTAATCAACTTCTTTTTTTGATAACGGTTTTAATTTACTACATAAAAACAAGCCGTTGTAATGATCTTCGCCTTTTACTCTGTGTATAAATGCGTGATTACGCAGTCTATTGTATTTCTGATCGTGTGTAAAGTAAATATTGGGTATTGTTGCATCTATATTTGCACTACTCATCCAAAACATTTCAGTTTTAGTATTTTCAAGAGCTTTTGTATATTGTTCAAATGTACTAATTTCAAATATATCATACTTACAAGGACCACTTGCTACAATATCCCATTCTTTCCTTGCAACAGGAAATCTGTGTTCAACTTCTTTTTCTGTAAGTGGCATATCTTTACTGCATAAAAACAACCCATTATAATAATCTTCATCATCCACCCTGTGAATGAAAGCATGATTTTGTTGTCTCAAAGAGGATTCGTGGTGAGAAATATAAAAAGTATCAACAACTTCGTTAACTTTTATGTTAGGACTGCTCATCCAAAACATTTGAGTTTTTGTTTTTTCTAATGCATCGCAGTATTGTTCATAGTTATCTATTTCAAAATAATCATAAGGTTTTGGATTACTGGCTACAATTTCAATAAATTTTTTATTTACAAAAAATCTATAATCAATTTCTTTTTGAGATATTTTTGCTTTTTTTGGTATAAGACTAATACCGTCATATTCTTTATCATTTAGAAATACGTGAACATAATCTTGACTCCAATCATCAGGTACATAATCAAAATTGAAATCTTCACAAATGTCTAAGTCTGGATACACTGCCCAAAAGAATTTAGTAATACAACTTTTTTGTGCTTGATCAATTGAATCAACACACTTGAGCATCGGTATTTTAGATTTAAGATCCTTGTATTCTTGTGAATACACATCTTTGTTGGCAATTAAGTAAACATCATACATACAGTAATTATACTAAATACTAGCAGTTATGTCAATATTAGAATAAATACTCTGTAGGAGAAAAAGTATGACTGATTTTATACCAGGTGATTCGTATCGCATTGATATTGTTGGTGCTGATAGCACACTTATTATAGATAGTTGGCTTAGCCAAATTAAAGCAAATGTTGTAAACAGAGATGGTGTTATCCAAGTTGATACTACATTTGGAAAGCTATACGGGCCACTTATAGGTAATATTGAAAACGACGAAGGCGACATTTTGTTCAATTCTGATAGTAGAACAGTACATATGGATGTTGTAGGTAATGTTAAGGACACTAATAACAATGTAATAGTAGATGTAAATCGTAGTTTATTAAAAGGCAATTTAGAAGGCAATATTGTAAACAGTGTAGGTGACATAATTTACGATGCAGGAACAAGCACACTAATTGTAGATCGAATTGTAGGTGATGTGTATGGTACACACAACGGCGAAGTAAACTTAGTAGGAACTATCACAGGTAGTTTTGCAGGAGATCTGACTGGTAACAGTACAGGATTACATTTAGGAAATGTACAAGGCAATGTTGTTGGTAATTTAACAGGAGATATTGTCACCGAAAATGGCGATATGATTTTAGAAGGTAGTAGCGGTGTTTTACACGGCGATTTAAAAGGTAGTATAGTTAGACCAGACAATAACGAACCTGTGCTTACTTGGAATGAAACACTAGAACATCACGTGTTTAGATCAGGTATAGAACATCCAGATTCTCATGCACCTATACTAAAATTTACAAACAATGACCAAGAAACAAGTTTCAGAGGAAACATTGAATATTTTGATGCCACACCTGTACTAGAACTATCTAGATGGGAAGGCACAGACAAACCTAGTGTACTTGCAACATTTATGGGTAACGTAATAGGCGAAGTGTTTGCCGGTGAAGACCAACCTGTGCTGACTGTAAACGAAGGTCAGGTAAGATTAGAAGGTGGTGCAACTGGTGAAATTAATATTGGATACAATGCAACCGAAACACTAGAAGTTTATGCAGATAACATAAGTTTTAAATTACAATCAAATCCGGTTAACACATCAAATCTTGGACAGATTAATTATTTTGCATTTAACGGCGATCACGAAAATAAACTACCTCTTAATCCTGGCGATCATATGGCAGTATTTACTACTCACGCATATGACGGTATTGCATATAAGATTGGTGGCGGTATGGGATTCTATGCTAATACAGAAATTGAACCAGATCCAGATTTAGAAATTTATCCAACAGACTTTGCAATTACTCTAAGCGACGGCAGAAACCTACCTAGTGCATTTTGGGATAATCCAACAGGCTTAAATTTCAACGGTGCAGGCGTATTATCTGTTCCTATATTTAAAGCAAAAGGACATACCGAAGCAGATTTAACCGACGTTTCTGCCGAAGAAGGAATGATTATTTTTAACACTTCTACAAGAAAATTCCAAGGTTATGACGGTAGTAACTGGGTAAATTTAAACTAAAATTGGTATAACATCTTCTGCTTCAGACCATCTAGATAGTCTTAATGTCTCATAAAATTTGTCAACATTAACTTTCCAAAATGTTTGAAAACTGCCCCTGTATTCGAGTTCTATAGGATTTTCGAGCACTCCTGCAATATGAAAATGTTTTGCCCAAAAATTATGCACTTTATTTTGGCTACCTATATTTCCTGTATGTGTACTAAGATATAAAGGTTTGTCTTTGCCAACGCCTTCAATACAAGCAGGTAATAAAAATTGAGATGCGTGAGAATAATGAATATCAGTTTTTCCTTTTAAACTCTTTACTCTTTGTTTGCCGATTAAATGAGTGAGGACACAGGTCCTAGCACCTATTCTATATGCATCTTTTCCTAGTATTCCTAATTCACGCAACCTGTGTGCAACAACAGTGCCTACTACCTTTTTATCATATAATAATAACCATAGTTTAGCATCTTCATATTTACTGATGTAATCGATAAGCATTTCTTGACTACTATTATTGTAAAATTTTTTCTTTTCTGCTTCTTTGTAAAAATCAGATAAATCTATATCGTTATTGTATAATTTTAATTCAAACATATTTTTTACATAAATCAAAAAAATCTGTCATTTCAGGAAAAACTTCTTCGTGATTAACTCCACGACGGCGGCCTTGTTCTGCAAAAAAGTTGTGAAAATCTTGCCTACCTTGGATTACTTTTTCTAATGGATATTCTGTAGTTTCCATATAATCAACAACACGTCTAAACTTTTCATACTCAATAGTGCTGAATGCATCTTTGCGATTATCATCTACGTTTTCTTTTATAAACTGTAAGTGATCGTGCATATAACTCATATATTCTTTTGGAAGAATATTCATATCGTATTGTAGCGGCTCTTTAAGGTGTGGTGTATCAAAACCCAAACGCTGCCATCTATGTGTTTCTACATCATTGTACTTGGCACGCCATTCTAAGATTTTTTCTAACAATGTACGGAATGTTGTAACACTAAAAATATTAAATGTAATCATCAACACCATAGGTGCTTCGCAATTACGCATAAAGTAATCCAAATTGCGTTCAAAAGTTTCAATGTCTAATCCATCACGGATATATTCTGCACGTTTACCCCAAGTATCAATACTTGTAAACATTTTAAAGCGTCTAATCTTATTGTTTGTTAACAAGTCATTTACACGATTAGTAAACTTTTCCAACTGCTTTGGTTTGCCACCTAAGTTACTATTACAGTTTAATTCTAGTTCTGGCTTTGGATCTGCGTCCAACATATCAAACAGTTTGTATGTACTTTTTTGTATTGTAGGCTCACCGCCTGTAATACGCAGTATGTGTAGCTCTTTACTAAGCTCAGGCCACCAACGCCAAAATGCATCTAAATAAGGATTGTTTTCTTCTTCAAATATTTGAAACCAGTCAATATCGCATCTATGATTTTTTACGTTTGTGTACGGACCATGCTGTTTAATTTCTTGATAATATCTACTACTGGCTTTTGGATGACAATATCCGCATCTAAAGTTACATTCGTTGCCAAATGATACTTCCAAGTATTCTGGATTTACGTCAAACTCTGCACCGCCTTCTTTTACTGCTGCCAATCTGTGTTTAAAGAAAATAGTTTGATTACGTTGTTTGCGATCACTAACATAATCTTTGCCCATTGCTTCAATTTTCCAGCAGTAGTTGCAACCAGCAGGTTGTTCACCACGCATCATAGCAGCACGTTCTTGTTTCTTTTGTGCTGTATTATGTATAGCACTTGGGTTTTCTAACAAGGGTGCTGTATCAATCTTGTGCGGTGCAGGATGATAACAACTATGTGTTTCGCCTGTTTGAAAATATATATTTGCGTGATACCACTTTGCAAAACAAAACGTAGGAGATATTTCCTGTGTAATAGTATCAATACGTTTAATTTCTTCGCTTTCGCTACGTTCCATTTTACTCTCTAGCTAAAAATTGTTTACTGTTATCTCTTACTGGATTTCTATATACACTTTTAAAAAATGCACTTTGATCAGCATTTAAACATTCGACTGCTATTGGCAGATTTAATTCATTTATTAACTTATCTCCTAGATCTTCTGTTTGTTCGTCAATATCAGCAATATCTTTATTATCCCAATAATTGTTTAACCATTCAAAATCTCTTACGTTAACAAAGTCCCAGTCTGTACACATTGTTTTGTATAAACCTTCTCTTGCACCGTGTATTGCCCAGCGTCCGTTTTCTACATCAGCACCTACCATTAACCAGATATACAAACGATGCAGGTTCTTCCAATGATTTTTATTAAAGTCTTCGATGCTTACACGCTCGCCTCTGTCTAGTGCCATTTTAACACCTTCGCGGAAACCAGCACGCCACGCTTGATGCGGAGTAGCATTGTTATAAATATCACTAAAAGTACCTTCCATTTGTACGTATTCGGTGTTCCAACAAAAGTCTACTTGTGCGTGTGGATTGTCTACTGGAGCATTTTCGTGTGTACGCATATTCAACACGTATTCTTTAGGCCAGCATTTAATGCCACCGTTTCCGTATGTTAGGCCATTAATTTGATTCATTGCAGTCCAACTAATCACTTTATCTGTTAAATCTAAATTTTCCTCAAAATTTATCGACTGTGATAAAAAGTCATCACGTATGCAATTATCGCCATCAACTGTGATAAATCTGTCAGTTTCGCTCAATTCAGCACAGGCTTTATGTGCGCTGTCACTACCTTCTACACCGTGTACACGCTTTGCCCAAGGAACTTTTTTACACAGATCTGCGTAATTTTTTTCTGCGTTTGGTTCGTCATAACTAAGATATACAATATCATAGTCAATAACACGGAATGTATTAGCCATTTACAACCTCATGATAATATGTAGAAAACTTTCTTATAGTATAAAGGCTAACATTAACTTTGTCAAATTCAAACTTACTATCAAAAGGTATTTTATTTTTATTAGTAAAGTCTAAAGTTTTATACAACACATTCGGATCATAAAGTTTTGTTACACTGTATACTTGATGACTAGGATTAATTGAAATATTTTGTGATTTGATGTAATTTTCAAACTCGTTGTCTAGTTCTAGTTCCCAACATTTATCGATATTGTTTTGTTTAATTTTTACTTCAAAAGATTCTTGATCTCGAGGTATTTCATACACAAAGTTTTGTGTGTTAAAACTATCATGATATTGTTGTTTACTTTTAAACACATATTTTTTTTCTATAAAATCATATTCAACTTTATAGTCACGTAATGTTTCTTTTCCTTCAGCAAACTTCCGTACTTCTTCAAAATCTACTAAAAGATTTTCAAAGTTTTCATCTGGTTTGCGAGCAATTTTATCAATATCGCCATTTTCATCAAAACAAATATATCTATCAGTGTTAAGTGTTACTTTTATCATATTCCTAAATGCTTTTCATAAATTTTAATTATTCTGTCAGACACAAAATCATCTTCCGTATAATGAAATATTCCATTCTGTGTAAAATTTCCTATTTTTAGTTGCAGGTCTTCGCCTAAATATGTTCCTACACGATCTTGCCATCTGTCAACAACACTGTTAGTCCAGTTTTGTATTCTTGGTTTCATATGCACAAAACTTGGATATTTAACTCTTGGATTTGTCACTTGATTTTCTACGTTCATAATTTTTATAGATATTGCAGCAGATAAATCTATACTGCATTTTTTTTGATATAATCTTCCGCCTGCGTGTTGTCTATAAAATTTTTGCCAATTGTTTGTAATCATTTCTAACCATGAATAAAATTCGTGAGGAATATCTGATTTTTTAAAATAATGAAATCCACTGTACAAACTAGGTAAAGTGTTTTTTACAAAACTATGTCTGTAATAATTATTGGTAACTAATTCGTTTCTATATGTATACACATTACTTGTAAAAAACAAATCATAATTTCTTAAAAAATCAAACCAACTACTTATATCCTGTAATACCAACATATCCGTATCCATTACAACTGTTTCATCATACGGAGTTGCGTGATAAATTTTCCACCTATTTTCAATTTTCCAATCTGATTCTTTGGCATGATCTCCCCAAGGAATCTCCACAATATCATCAAATACTTGTTTATATTTGTCTGGAACATTATCATTAGTTACTAAACAAATTTTTACATCGTCATTTGTAGAACGTATACTCATAGCATTTACATAGGCTTGTTGGACATAATCAATATCTGTATTTTGCGCCAACATAGTAAAATTATTGCTCATTGATAACTCTTTCTAAA